CGGAGAGGGGTATATAGCTGTTGACACTGAAGGTAATGAATTGCCTTGGAGTCAAAACAAAAATGCTCAATATCGAAAACTTTTGAGCAAATCTGGGTTCAAAGAAGACCTTGAAGACCTTGAAGAGGCAAAATCCCTAAAAATAGGTAGTGACAGCTACCAAGTTGTCAAAAATTACCCTTCCAAGGGTGACGCCGATGGTCCCTTCCCGAAATCCTTTATTCGGATGATAAAAAAGGGCGGCGGTGCTGCTCTTCTGAAGTCAGGTTCTGATTATTATTTCTTGGCAACCATGCCAGGTGGAAAACCTGATGGCTCTCCTGTTTGGCTCAAACCAGCTCAAAGTAAAAGAGTGATGAGTTATGAGCATTTGGATGCTGACATCCAATATCTCATCGACGAAGGTTGGGAGCTGGGCGAGGATTGGGAGATAGAAGACGAGCTGGATGAAGCGGCTCTGGGAGTAGTCAAAAAGGCCAAGGGTGCAGCAGCTCGTATAGCCAAAAGGCTTCGACACAGGGAATATCTTAAATCTCGTGGTGCTCGAAAGTTAGATGCCAAGATTTATCGCCAGAAATTCAAACGAAAAATCAAAAGAACGAACGTTAAAAAACTCAGAAAATTCGGAGCTAAGGGGCTCGAAAAGCTCCACAAAATGGATCGTCGAGTCGTCCAGAAATCCTGGAGTGATGAGATTGCCACCATATATGAAGAACTGGGACAGTCCACCGCTCCAATCACAGAAGACCATGACGATATCACCGAAGACGAGGATATTGAGATTTCTCCTGCTGTAGAGGCTCTTCTCAATGCAGCAAAGACAGCTTTGTACCTTGGTGAAATATTTCATGCGATGGGAGAGGACACAGGTGAAATCCTTTTCCAGCTTTCTGATAAGGCAGTAGACCTTTCAGATGCGGTCGAAGAAAATGAAGATGGAGAGCCTTCTGATGAGCAGGAAGAGCATATTCAGACTGTTCTCAAATCGGTAATAAAGGCACTCACAGAGTATGAAGAGTGCGGATCTCCCTCTCTCAGTGAGGCTATTGGTATTTCGATGGTTCTTGAGGGAGTGGGTGAGTGGGACGAGTTGGTTGAGTATGTCCCTCCAAGTCCCGCAAAGATGGGATTTTTCAGTGTTCCCAGTCCATCGAGCATGGGTTTCACACCTGACCCCATTGAGCCAGATGATGAGCCCATGGTCGCGCCACGGAGAAAACTTCGGAGACAGGGCAGCGGCGGCGAAAGACCGCTTGTTGTGCATCGCGGCGGGGGTGGAGTTCCCGCTGGAAAAACTGTTGCTCCAGATACCAGCGTTGCTGGCAAGTACCTCAAGGCCATCAACATGGCCATGCAGGATAAAAACATAACGAATGCCATGAATGCGGCCAAAGCTGTCATTTCAAAGCATAAAGCTATTGATGGCAGAGGGCGTCACATCAAGAGAATCGATACAATGACCGATGTTTTGCGGGTGATTTTCTACCTCTCGCAAATCACAGGTCTCAAGGCTCCTGCCTGGATGTACAAAGGCAAGAGGAAGCCTTGGTTTGTACACCCTGATGATGCAGAGCCTGGGGATGTAAACTTTGATCCGGAGCGAAAGCAGAAGATTGCAAAGGCTGAACTGGAAAAATACGCAAGGGATGACAAAGACCTCAAGGCGGCAACGGCTGCTCTCATGCCTGGCTTTGGGCATATGTTCGGCGGCGCGAAGGCTTCATGAGCTGGGTACCACTAGAGTGGCTGTTCGAGGCTCCGCGAAAGCGTCGGACAGCCTATCGGAGTGGGCGAAGAGAGCTTCTTGGAGTGGAGACACGAAGAAATATCATTGGCTTTGAAAAGCCTGGTGAGCGTAAGATAGTTCCGAAAAGGAAAAGGCCCAAGAAGTTCCAACCTCTTTTGAACAGGACTGGGCTTAGGGCAAAGACGACGAAATCGAGGATCTGGTAATGGCAGAAATACTCATTGACTCCATGCCTCTGGAATTCACTCTGGAGGAGTCCAAGGACCAACCTGGCAAATATGTTGTCAGAGGGCAATTTGCCAGGTCCGACCAACCAACCGAAAACAAAAGGCTGTATGGGCGGCACCTTTGGGAGAGAGAAATTGGTCGACTAGGTGAAGCCTTGGAAGGCCGAATGGTGTTCGGTGAGCTAGACCATCCTGCTGATGGAAGAACAAAACTCCAGAGGGTTAGTCACATTTTGACAAACTTGCATCTGGAGGGAGGTGAAGTCCAAGGGGCGGCAGAGCTGATTGACACCCCTAATGGTCGTATTGCCAAAGCCATACTGGATGCCAATGGAAAAATTGGTGTATCCAGCCGGGGTTTTGGGACAACCAAAGTGAATTCCAGAGGGGTTCATGAGGTTCAAGAAGATTTTCGTCTGCACACATTTGATTTTGTGGCAGACCCAGCAATGAAGACAGCGTATCCCGAGGTTTTTCACGAGGAGACGCAAAAAATACCGGAGGACGGCATGAATTTGACCCTGGAAGACCTCAAGAGGGACTACCCAGGGCTCGTGGAGGCGCTGTCAAGTGAGGCCAAAAAAGCCGCATTGACAGAAGCTGGCGAAGCCCACGGGCGCTCTCTCTCCGAGGCGGTAAGTGAGGCGGAGGAGCGCACCGAAAGGCGACTGCGAGAGCAGTTCTCTGGTGAGCTTCGACGAACGATGGAGCAGGTTGAGGATTCGGCTCGTGAAAAGGCCACCTCAGAGGCCCTATCGGACCCCGAAGTTGCCCAAGCAAAAGTAACCTTGGAGCAGGTTGCAAGAATCATCGCTCCCTTTGGGGCACCAATGGACCAACGTATGGCCATTGATGCCAAGGACGAAGAGATTGCAAAGCTCAAAGGGGACTTGGCCGAAAGAGAGCTGGAAGTCCAGGCTGCAAACAAAGCGATGGAGGAGATGATATCGGTTGCTACTGAGGCAGCTTATCAACTCCACCTTGAGCGTCTTGTGGCCGAGGAAGATGGTCGCGATGCTATTATCACCCTCGTTGGTGATGTTTCTCAATATGAGTCAATCGACGAAATTGAGGAAAAGGTCGAGGCTGTCAAAGAAGAGTTAGTCAAGGCACAGGTGCAGGAGCAGGAGAAGGCTGAAGAGCGAGACGCTGAGATTGAAGCCAAGGTCGAAGAGTTCGAGGCTCGACTCAGAGTCGCCGAGGAGAAGGCCGAAGAGGCTGAGGCTGAGAAGGCGAAGGCGGACGAGCGCACCAAAAAAGCCCTGAGAGTTGCAGAAGAAATGCAGCTTGCGCTTCATGTGGAGCAACGTATCAACGGACACCCAGGCGCTGATGACCTGCGAGGACTTTGTGAAGAAGCCACGTCTATCGATGATGTGGAGAGAGTCATTGCGAGTTATGATAAGCGTCATCCCGAACCCCCAAGAATCGATGAAGATCAGGCACAGCGGATCAGGAGCCGTGTTGCACAGGGTAAGGAGCGGGACGTTTACGAAGATACTCACGGAGAGCCTGAATTCAACAAAGGCAATGGAGTCAATGAAAATTCCAATGACCCACTTGCTGAATTAGGGTTGACTGAAGAGCAGTTTGATGAGTTCGCCGGGACAAGGGGTTTCGGAAACTAGGGCCTCCTGGGGCCGAACAGAGGAGGAAGTGATGGAAGCCAGAAATCAGCTCACTGAGACCGGTGCCAGGAGCATCAGAGATGAGTCCTACACCGTACAACTGAAAAACAAATGGGGAAAGTATCTCAAAGGTGTTCAAAATGAGCACACCCAGAAGTGCATGGCAATGCTCTTCGAGAATCAGTTTGGCGATATGCGTCGTCAACTCTCGGAGGACACCCTCGCTGTCAATGCAGGCGAGTACACCAAATATATCTTCCCCGTTCTCAGAAGAGTCTTTCCTAACCTGATCGCAAACGAAATCGTTTCGATTCAGCCCATGACTGCCCCGGTGGGAGCCGTCTTCTACTTCGAGTACAAGCACGGCAAGTCCAAAGGGTCGACAGCAGCAGGAACCAATCTGCTCCAAAACTTCGATGAAAATTATTCAGCGGAGTTGGTGCAATGGGAGAAACTTGCAGACGTTGTTTCAGGTGGTGAATGGTCCGGTGGTACTCCCGGTTCCGTTATCCTTGCTTACAGCCCTGTAAGACCTCTCGACGCTGCTCTTGGTATCCGTCTGGTTATCCAAGAATACACCGTCGCAACCGATACCGTGGTTCAAGAAAAAATTGACGACGGATCAGGAACGTTCACGGGCGGTGGTGCCGGAACAATCAACTATGCCAATGGTCAGGTCGGAGCTTTTACGTTCCCAGTGGCCACAACTGCTGGCAACATTATCCGGGCATCATATTCATATGACTCCGAAGCCAATCGCTTGGTCCCCGATGTCTTTATCGATATCGACCTCCAAGAGATTCGGGCCACCACACGAAAACTCAAGGCTCGCTGGTCTTCCGAGGCCGCCGATGACCTTCGGGCTTTCCATGGAGTGGACGCCGAGACTGAATTGGTTAGCGGTATCAGCCAAGAAATCGGCCTTGAATTGGACCGGGGAATTCTCGAAGAATTATTCCAAGCAAGTGCTGGAATCACCCGGTCATTTGACTTCACAGTTCCAGCAGGTCTCAGTGAAGTCGATCATATTCGTTCGGTCATGACCCAAATGTCGAACGTGAGCTTCCAGATTCACAAAGAGTCTCGTCGCGCCCCCGCAAACTGGGCAGTCACAAGCCCCGAAGTCTCTGCGAAAATTATCCAGCTCCAAACTCACATGGATTACAGAGCGCCGTTCGTCAGTGACCCTGCAAGCCCAAGCGGTCCATATGATGGAACCATGGTTCCACCAAGCTATGGCCCCATTACCAGTCACTTCGGAATCCTTCGTCTCGGCCCATTGTCCAACAAATGGATGATGTACCAAGACCCATTCTTCCGAACCAATTATATTCTCATGGGTCTCAGAGGTCAGAGCTACCTCGACGCAGGGTTCGTTTTCGCTCCCTACGTTCCACTTCAACTCACCCCAACCTTCCTCGACCCAGAAGACCAGACATATCGAAAAGGTCTGCGCACAAGATACTCTACTCGGCTCTTGAGAGCAGAATGGTACGGGCGGGTTCAGATCACTGGTGGCCTGTAAGTCTCTGAATTTATAATCACAATTCCCTCCAAAAATAAAGCTTGACCCAAGGTAACGAAATCATATAATCCCCACAAATAAAAGACCCAGCAACGCCTGCCAGCGTCCTGGGTCATGGTCCAGCCTACAAAGGAGGTTGAACATGGACAATGAAACATTAGAGCGGTTCGAGAGCAAGTACATTGTTGATTCAAAACCTCATCAAAGATTGATGACACCTTGTTGGTTATGGAAA